ATCCTATTGGTAATGACGCAATGGGAGTTGCTATTGTGCAAGTACAGACTGTAACGACTAATAGCATAAGTAATGAAATTACATCAATTACAAATGAAACAATGACATCATCTGAGGCAGACCAAGTTGTAGCAAGTGTGATCCAAAGTAACATGGAAAGTTTGCAAGAGGAGATAGAAGAAAACCAAAATGAAAGTGGTGAGTATGATGTGCAAGGACAATCGAATTTAATCGCTCTAATGAATTATAAACAAGGTTGGGATAATTATTCTGCAATGAATATTCCAGACGTTGCTTTTTACGAACCTTATCAAATATATACAAATGTTGTTTTAAGTGATAATATTAATGCACATATATCAATGACAGAAGCCTCATCTATTGCAATGAATAAAATGGTGAGCAGTCAGAATTTAGATTTATTTAGGAGATACTAATGAAAAATTTAATGGATAATCTACAAAAGTATTTAGCAGTAATTGGTGTAATCGGTGCTGTTGGTGGTGGTTTCTGGAGTTTTGCAGTAGCTACAAGTGAAATAAATAATCGTTTAGATAACTTAGAAGCTGTTGAGATAACATCTGTTGATGTCTCGCCATTAGAAACAAAGATAGCCATACTTGAAGAAAAGGTATCGAAGCTAGAAAAGGCTACCGATAATAGCCGCAATCCATTATTGGGTGGCTAACACAATTTCGACATAGTTCGACAACCACAAAAAAATCGTAAAATCTAGCTATTTTTATTAAATAAAATCAAAAAAATAGTCCTCACCACAATAGGGAGGACTTGTTTTTACTGGTAATAAAAACGAGTGGAAGAATATACTGTTAAACATTGTGAGTGTTATTTGTATAATGTTCTTTCACCATATTAACAACAGCAACGTAAATCTTAGGTCTATTGATTTGTCCATTAGTTGTGGAACGAGACGTAAGAGAACCAATGAGTCAGAATCTGTAAATGAAGATTTAGAATATCTTGCTTAGACAGATAATGATGACGCTTGCTGTTGTTAAATGTAAATAAGTTTCCATAAAGATTGATATATACCTGTCAAATAAAATTACAAATTAACTTTATTAATATTGTGTATTGACCTATGTGAATAATTGAGTATAATGGGGAAAGCAAACAAAATGGAAAAAAAATGGAAAAAACTCAAACTCAGGTACAAGAAGAACTATCAATACTTTTAATGTCATATACTGATATTGATAGCTCTTATGATATAGGTAAGTCTATAGATAAAATATGCACTAATAATAAATTGTTTTACGTGAAACAGTCTTTTGAAAATTTAATATTAGATAATGATTTTAATAAATATAATGAATTATACGAAAAAAAATGGTTTAAAATTTATAGAGGACAATTATCTCATATTAAAACTTTAGGTTATTCTTGGACTACTAATAAAAAAGTTGCAAAGTTTTTTGCCAACAGACAATACAATCCTTTAATTTTAAAAGAGCAAGGTATTGAAGATAGTAAACCAATAATATTAGAATCAAAAATTAAATTTGATGATTTGTTTTTATATATAAATGACAGAAATGAAGATGAAATATTTGTACCTTTTCCAAAACAATTAAAAACAAAAATAATAGAAATTTAAAATGGAACTTAAAAACAAATTAGAAGAATACAATATAAAACATTTTTCTGCCTCGCAGTTAAACATACCGCTTAATCTATGGTGGTTTAAATATATAAAACTTACATCTGAAGAAAGAAAGAAAATTGAATTTGGTGTACCAGCTACAGCAGGAACAGCAATCCATGAGTCACTTGATATGGCTTTGCAAGAAACAAATCCGAATACCTTTGAGTACGATCAAGAAACAATAGATTTAATATTTGATGAGATTGGTAACAAGATTGATGGCCATGTTGCTGTAAACGAAAATGATGCACAAAAGATGATTGGCTGCAAAGAACACGCACCTATAACTGCACAAAAAATGCTTGATGTAACGATTGATACTTTACAAGAAAGAAAAGGTGAAAATTCTACACCAACAAAACATAAGACATTTGTTGAAGCTAATTTTGAACAACAAATATTATGGCAACCAAAAGAACTATCTGTACCGATTATTGGCTACGCTGATATGTTAATTAATAATCCCAAAACCATAATCGAGTATAAAACCTTACAGCCACGTTTAGGTGCTGTGAAGAAAGATGGGAGTAGAGGTTTCAGCGTTGCCTCTATTCCCAAGATACCAAGATTAAATTATTTAGAACAAATTACTGTGTATTGGGAAGCTATGAACAGAGAATATTATCCTATTATTATAGTAGGTAATAAAAACAAGGCGGTGGCTTTCCACCCAGATAACTGTGAAGAAATGTCCTTTGGCAATTTAGAGTTGTACTCAAGGTCAATGATTAAAAAAGCAAGGCTAAGACAATCATTAATTATGCTTGATGACCCTATTAGTGTTTTAGATACTCCAGACTTTATTGGTGATTTTTATTGGAACTTAGGTGATGAGTTAGAAAATAAGGCAAAAGATTTATGGCTAAAGTAGTAAAGCAGAGAATGTATAAAGTAAAAATTACACAAACTATTACAGTTTACAAAAGTTTTAAGGCGTGGAAGCCAGAACAAGCCCTTGAGATGGCTAAAGATGATTATTGGGATATGCCACCTATGAAAGCAAAGTATCTTGTTACACATATGCCTATGAACGCAGAAGTAGAGGAAAAATAATGACAGTTAATTTAAAATCAAAAGTATGGGAAAGAAATTATAATTTAATGGAGTTAAAGTTGGCAAAGAAATTAATAGATGGCAGAAAAAACGCCAAAGGTAAGAAATACAGTCATAGACCAAAGAGATATGAAAACTCTTTTTTTTGTGAAGAAACACGTAAACATTACAAGAAGCCTGATGAATAAAAAACAAAAGATACACGTTATGCTGCAGGAGCTATATGAAAAACATTGTGGTTTTGATTGGGATATTTATTGGTCAGAATTTGAAAAAAGAATGGAACATAACTGGGGTGGTAGATGGAAAGCTATTGGCAAAGATAAATATTCAAAAACATTAACGCAAATAAAAAATGGAGAGAAAGATGACTAAAAAAACTGTGTTTGAAACATTAAGCACCATTAAGATTAACAAGAAAGATATAGATAAAAAAGGTCAATTTAATTATATATCGTGGGCTACTGCATGGGATCATGTAAGTAGGGCTTATCCAAATGTTACATTTACTAAGAAATTAAGTGACATACAGGGCTTTGTATCAGTTTCTATTACAATAGAAGATAGAACTCTTACAGAGGAATTTCCTATTTTAGATTATAAAAACAAACCTGTTGCACAACCTAATGCTTTTCAAATTAATACTGCTTTTCAAAGAGGTCTTGTTAAATGTTTAGGTATGTTTGGTTATGGCTTGTTTATATACAAGGGTGAGGATTTACCACCTGATAATGTTTCACATGAAACAAAACAAGAACTACCAAAAGATGATTATGTTGATGAAGATAGCCATGCAGATAAATTAGAAAAAGAAGGTTTTGAAATAGCTATTAACAATATTACATCAACAGAAGAATTAAATAATTGGGCTATTGATAATTCTACTAAAATAAAAGAGTCAAATCATACTGATTATGTAAGAGGAATTTTTGCGAGCAGAAAGACTGCTCTTGAAGATAGAGTTTAATTAACCATAGGAGAAAAATATGAACTCATATAATATTACTGGTAATATTGCTAACGATCCAGAACTAAAAAATGTTGGCGAAACATCTGTATTAAATTTTACAGTTGCTTCAAACATTAACAAAGAAACAGTTATTTATAATGATTGTGCTGTTTGGGGTAAGTATGGTGAAAGTTTATCTTGGTTAAGTAAAGGTATGCCAGTAACTGTATTTGGTAAAATCTCAGGTATAAATTCTTACGTTAAAAAAGATGGTGATGCTAATGCTACGTTAAAAGTAGAAATTGGTAATGTAGTGTCTCATGCAAAAAAAGACCAACAATCTGCTGCACCATCAAGCGTTGAGCCAAATGACGACATTCCTTTTTAAATGGAAGAAGATTTAGTTAATAATCCACCTCATTATCAAGGCGATAAGTTAGAGGCTTTAGACTCCATACGAGCCATGTTGGGAGTAAAAGGTTTTATTGCTTATTGTCTTGGTAATGCAAGTAAGTATGTGTGGAGATGTACTAAGAAAGGAAATTTTCAACAAGATTTGGAGAAAGCTAAATTCTACATAGATAGGGCAATAGAAGAAAATGGAAAAATTAAGAAATAAAAAATGTTTAGATAAAACAATAGAGCATATATGTGATGATTTCCAAATATCATACATTGATTTAATATCACGCAGAAGGGTAAAAGAGCTGTCTATAGCAAGATGGTTAATATTTAATTTACTAAAAACAAACTCAATATTAAGTTTAGTTGAGATTGGCGATAAGTATGACAAAGACCATACAAGTGTTATTCATGGCATACGAGAGATACATTTAAGAAAGCCAGAACTTGTTAGTAAATATCAATCTGTTTATGAGGATTGTAAAAGATAAAATGAAAAAATGGGATAATTGTGATGAGGCTATTATTGGTGAAGGTGTTAGATGTAGCCAAGAACCTGTATTAGTTTATGATTACAATAAATTAATAAAAATTTTTGAAAAAGAAGGTATGTCAGAAGAAGAATCAATAGAATGGATAGATTATAATATATTAGGAGCTTGGATAGGTGATGACACACCTATTATTTTATTTCCAAGAGTCGCCTGACAACCAAGACACAATAGAATGTCTTACACCTTTCTTGACAGGAAAAACTTTATGTAAAAGAAAAGATGGAAAACAAACTATATCGCCTTTCTTTCTTGGTATAAAAAAATCATTCTTATTATCAACGTCAATTTTTAGATCACCGCCATAATATTTATCATCATCTGTTAGTTGAATGATTGTAGTAATTTTTCTGTTTGGTCTTTTGGAGTTTAAGTTTTCCCAGTTAATGTCCATGTGACTATCATATTTGCCACCTTTTTTATATGTCAAAAACTGTAGTGGCTCGGCAAAGCCTTTTATATCAAAGTTCCAATACTTATCATTAACAGTCTGCGTAAAACTAGAAACAATTTCAGCAACAAATTCTAATTCTTTATTGTTAGCTTCAAAGGCTTTTACATCAACACTTCTA